GTGTATCTGGCCAACTTCTGGGAATACTGCACCCAGGAGTCGTTCAGCGAGTTCAGAGAGAAGGTCCGCAAGGACCTGGAAACGACTGGCAACGCCTACTGGGAAGTCATCCGCGATGCCAAGGGCAGGGTCCAGCAGTTCGTACATCTGCCCTCCTACCAGATGCGCCTGACCAAGCTGGACGACAAGCCCATCAAGGTGGAACGGCCCATCCTCCGCTTGGAAGAGGACGGCTCGGTGGTCGTGGACAAGATCCCCGAGTGGCGGCGCTTCCGGCGCTACGTCCAGGCGCGAGCGGCAGCCGGGCGCTCGGGCTTCCAGTCGGTGGGCACGCCCAAGGCCTGGTTCAAGTCGTTCGGTGACCCGAGGGTGATCCACGCGGACACGGGCGAGGTGGAGACCAAGAACAAGCCGGTGCCCGAGGACAAGCGGGCCACCGAGGTGGTCCACATCGCGCTGTACAGCCCGCGCACACCGTACGGGCTGCCCCGGTTCATCGGCAACCTCCTGTCCATCTACGGCGACCGGGCAGCAGAGGAGATCAACTACACCACCTTCCGCAACAACAACATCCCCTCCATGATGATCCTCGTGAGCGGCGGCCAGCTGACCGAGGGCACCGTCAAGCGGCTGGAGTCGTTCGTGGAGAGCCAGATCCAGGGCTCGGACAACTACAGCAAGTTTGTCATCGTGGAGGCGGAGGACACCGCCGAGGACGGCGAGGAAGGCGGCCAGATCAAGCTGACCGTCGAGCGGATGACCAAGGATCAGCACGCAGACGCGCTGTTCCAAAACTACAGCAAGAACAACCAGGACAAGATCCGCCGCGCCTTCCGCCTGCCGCCCATCCTCGTGGGCCGGGCCGACGACTACACCCGAACGACGGCGGACACCTCGCGCCGAGTCGGTGACGAGCAGGTGTTCCAGCCGGAACGGGACAAGTTCGATGCGCTGATCAACCGGATCATCTATCCGGACATGGGCATCCGGTATCACAAGTTCAAGACCAACACGCCGAACACCACGGACAATCTGTCCCTGACGCAGATCCTGTCGGGCTCGGAAAAGACTGGCGGCATGACCCCGCGCATCGCGCGCTCGATGCTGGAGTCCATCCTTTCTGTGGACCTTCCGGAGTTTCCGGCGGACTTCCCGGCGGATGTGCCGTTCAGCCTCACGATGGCGGAGGCCGTCAAGAACCAGGCGGACCCCGCGGAGCCTGGCCAGCAGGTCACGGCGCTCAAGGCGTACAAGGTGCTCAAGGCGCTGTTGGGCGACGCGGTGCCGGACGTGCTGGACAACGCGGATCCGGTCGTGGCCGTCATCAAGGCGATGGACGACAAGCTGGAGCGCGAGTGGCAGCAGTCCGCGTTCACCGACACGAGCGAGCGCGAGCCCTCGTGATGGACGCGCACGATCACACCTGTGGCCACGTGGACGCGCTTCACCAGCGCGTCCTCGCTCGCGACGCGCTGGTGGCCAAGGCCGCGCAGCTCAGCGAGGTGGCACAGCTGGCCAAGCGCGAACAGCGCTTGCGCGAATATCTGGCGGCAAAGTGGGCTGTTCGCGTCGGTGAGGCCGTTCGGGCGGCGCGCGCGGGCGCGCGCGCAGGGCGCTCCGCCGCAGCCATCTCCAAGGTCATCGACCGGATCATGTCACGCTGGGCGCCGGACGTGGACAAGACGGTGCGCGCCGAGGTGGCGGCCATCTACCGGCTGGCCCGGATCGCGGGGCACAAGAAGGCATCGGGGCACACCAAGGCATCGCTCGCCTACAACGCGCCCAAGGCGGCAGCGCCGGACGATGGAAGCGATGTCCAGAAGGCGCGGAGGCGCCCTCGCATCGAGGCGCTGCCCCGGTTCGATCTCGTGGACCGGGAAGCGGCGGAGGCGTTGGGCGAGCGGCAGATGTTCTGGATCGGCGCCCACTACGGCGACCACGTGTCAGAGGCGGTGCGCGAGACCACGCGGGATACGATGGTGGCGAGCGGAGCGGGGCGGCGGGCAACGGCTCGCGCTCTGGAAGAGCGCGTCAGGTCCAGCCTCGGCATCGTGTCCTACCCCGGCGGGTTCCGCGGCACGGCCGCTGCGTATTTCGAGGGGCTGGCGGCCAACGCTGCCACGGTAGCGCGGGCTTATGGCCAGCTTCGCAGCTTCGCGCGGATCGGGATCACCACCTACACAATCGTCAATCCGAATGACAGCCGCACGTGCGAGGTGTGCGGCTTCATGGACGGCAAGATGTTCGCCGTGTCGGACGGCATCAACCAGGTGCGGGCAGAGATGGCGGCCCGGACCCCTGACGCCATCCGGGCGATTCACCCCTGGCCCACCAGGGCTGCCCTCGGGCGCATTGGCTCGCCCGGGCGGGTTGGCGGCGCAGCCGGGGCCAGGGACTCTGCTGCGTTCTCCAGAGCCGGCTTGTCGCTTCCGCCGTTTCATTTCAGGTGCCGGTGCGTGGTAGACATCGACGATGTGAGTGGTTCGCTCGATGATCTGTCACCGGCGGACTTCCAATGAACATTCGTGGCGCGCCTCGGAGCGCGCTATGCTTGGATGCGTAGGGTTACACGTGGCCAATCCCAATCGCAAGGCGATGTCGAGCACGGAGCGACGCACCACCAAGGGCGTCATCTCCGCGGAAGCCCTGGCCAACAGCGGCAAGGCAGACACCGAGTCGTTCCCGGGCTCCGGCATCCAGGGCCTGCTGGGACGCGAGGATGAGGAGCAGGAGAGCGTGGAGACCACCAAGTTTTACGTCCCCATCGCCAAGGCGAGCGCGGAGGAACGTACGGTCACCGGCGTGGTGCTCCAGCCCGAGGTGGTGGACGCACAGGGCGACATCATGGACAAGTCCGTGATTCGCGCGGCGGCGCATCGCTTCCTGGCGGGCTACAACACCCGCACCAAGCCCGGGCTGATGCACAAGGACTTCAAGCCGCGATTCGAGATCGTGGAGTCCTACCTCGCCCCGCAGGAGCTGACCATCAACGGCAAGACGGTGGCCGAGGGCTCCTGGATCATGACCATGAAGGTCCTGGACGACAAGGTCTGGGACCAGATCAAGAAGGGTAAGCTGACCGGCTTCAGCATCGGTGGCAAGGCCCGAGTCCAAAAGCTGGAGGCCCAGGCACCCGCCTGAGCCCAATCACGGAGGTCAGAACCTTGCCGAACCAAGCAAAGCAGCGTTTCCTCTCGCTGGACGTGGCGGAAGTCTCCGTGGTGGACACGCCCGCCAACGAGGTGGAGTTTCTGGTACACAAGCGAGCATCGGAGGATACGACCATGGGAGACACCAACACCAGCGCCACGGCTCCGGCGGCCGTGGAGAAGAGCAACCAGCCGGAGGTGATCAGCCAGCCGGCCACCGCTTCCACCGAGGCGGCGGAGAAGGCGATGGCGCAGGTCACGGCGCTGGTCGAGGGCATCGCCAAGGCGGCCGGCGCCACCATCGTGGACCCCGAGGAAGCTCGGGAGGCGGAGGTGGAGAAGGCGCGCAAGGGCATGGGCGCGATGCGCAAGACGTATCGCGAGCAGCTCAAGCAGGCGGGCCTGAAGGGCGACGCGATGAAGAGCGCCATGGCGGCGTTCGACAAGTGCGCGATGATGGAGGCGGAGATGTCCAAGGAAGCCACCAAGGACGCCTCCACCACCAAGTCGGCCGACAAGCCGACGGAGCTCACGCCCGAGCAGCAGGCCTCCGTGGTCGCCCAGAAGGCGCTGGAGGAGCTCAGCCAGAGCATCACGAAGGGCAAGATGTTCACCAAGGAGCGCCAGGACAAGATGAAGGCGGCGCTGGACCAGCTGAAGGCGGTCATGGACGAGATGGGCACCGTGCCGACCGGCGCGAGCCCGGCCACGTCCACGCCCGACACCACGACCTTCGGCGCGAGCGGCGTGGCCGAGCTGACCAAGAGCCTGACCGAGCTCAAGGACCAGATCAGCGCCGGCATGGCCGAGATCAGCAAGCGCGTGGAGGCGGTGGAGAAGACCCGCACGCCCGGCAACGCGCTCCCGAGCGACGGCACGGACGGCAAGCCCGCGCCCGTCAAGAAGTCCCTCTGGACCGGCATCCTCTGAGGCCGGAGCGGCGACAGACAGAAACACCAACAGCCAAACCGGCCCAAGAACGAGGTAGAAAGACATGGCAGGAACGATCAGCAACCAGGAGCTGGTGGAGAAGGCGGTCATCACCGCCGACGCCATCGCGGCGAGCGGCAAGCTCAACCCGGCCCAGAGCGACAAGTTCATCGACTACGTGGTGGAGGAGACGGTCCTCAAGGACAACGCACGCGTCGTGCGCTTCCGCAACGAGTCGCTGGACATCGACAAGATCGGCATCGGGCGGCGCGCGGCCGTGCCGAAGTCCGAGGCGGTGGACCCCGGCAAGCGTCGGGGGATCAGCACCTCCAAGGTGTCCCTGACGCCCAAGGAGGTCATGGTGCCGTTCGAGATCGGCGACACCTTCCGCGAGATCAACATCGAGGGCGACGACGTGGAGGACCACATCGTGCGCATGTTCGCCCGCCAGTTCGGCAACGACCTGGAGGAGCTGTACGTCACGGGCGACAAGCTCGGCCAGGCCGTCCTGGAGTCCGACGTGGAGGACGGCGGCAGCACCACGCAGTACGTCAAGGACAGCTACCTGGCCCTGGTGGACGGGTGGCAGAAGCTGGCGGACGGCGCGAACGTCGTGGACGCGGATGGCCAGAACATCGGCCTCGGCATCTTCTCCAAGGCCATCCGCGCGATGCCCACGAAGTTCCGGCGGAACAAGAACATGCTCCGCTGGTTCCTGAGCCCCGACCTCTGGCAGCTCTACCTGGAGAAGCTGTCCACGCGCGCCACCGGCCTCGGTGACGACGCGGCGGGCGGCGGCAGCCACGGCCCGTTCGGCATCCCGGCCATCCCGGTGCCGCTCTGGGACTTCACCCCGCCGGTCGTGGAGCACATCGTGCTCACGGGCACGACGCCCACGGCGCTCCGCTACGCGGACATCCAGGACGTGGTCATCACCCCGACCACGCTCGCGAACGTCCCCACCACGCCGTTCATCGAGACCACGGACTACGTGGTGGACTACGCGGCCGGCGCCATCACGCGCAACGGCGCGGGCGCCATCGGCTCGGGCGCGACCGTCAAGGTCACGTACAAGAGCCCGCCGCAGCTCATCCTGACCCACCAGAACAACTTCATCGTGGGCATCGGGCGCGACATCCGCATCGAGAAGGATCGCGACATCTACAAGGGCGTCAACCAGTACGCCATGACCGCCAAGGTGGACGTCCAGTTCGAGGAGCTGACGGCCATCGTGAAGGTCAAGAACATCGGCCGGGGCGTCTGAGCTCCAACTGACGTGGTGTAAACCACTGTAAACCGCAACCGCAACAACCATCGATTGGAGATCTCAAGATGGCGAACATGAGAGCGAAGGTGGAGCTGCTGGGCTCCGAGACGCACACCGGGCGAGGCCGCACCATCGAGCGCGGCAAGCCGGTGATCCTGACCAACCCGTCGGACATCCGCTACTACCAGGCGCAGGGCGGGTTCTCCGTCACGATCCTGGAGGACGCGAGCGCCAAGCCGGCCGCCAAGCCCGTCAAGGGCGGCAAGCCGGCCAAGCCCGCGCCTCCGCCCGTGGAGGAGGACAGCGACGACGACGACAGCGACGACGACGACAGCGA